AATTGGGTGATAATACTAATACTAATAAGAGTTCACCAATACAAATAGCTGGTACTACATGGGTAGATATAGCTAGTGGTAGTCATCATTCATTAGCAAGAAAATTAATATAATATTTTTTTATATATATTTTATATAATATTATCAACAATTATAAAAAAATATTATTTTTTATAGATAAAATATATGACTTCATTAACTAATATTTCTGAATTAACATCTTGCCAGTATGGATTACCAAGGTTTAATACTGGAATGCCTAAATCTAAAGCAATGCGTAATGTTTGACCTGTACCACCTTTAATAGAACCATTTTCTGTCCAACAAATAACAATATCTGATAAATCATTAAGATTGCGACCCAGAATTTGATGTATGTTTCGGCTATGTAAAAGGCGTGCACCATGGCTTAGGCGTTCCCAGGCAGGATGATAGTGTTTGGTCATTTTCATTGCTTCTTTGGCTTTTGGCAGAGTAGTTGTAAGAATTACTCCAGGCTCATAATTGAAACGCTGTTGAAACCCATTCCAGGGAATGTAAATTTCCTTGCATGTCATTGTTCCATCTTCACGTGCAGCACGATCTGCTCCACGTTCGAAGGCGCTATCAGCACCTTCTGCTCCCCCTGAACGCAACAACCAACCTTGGCGTTGCAGAATTGCACCTATTTCTTCCATACGAGCAAGAATAATTGGTGGAGTCTTACGTGATCCAATTCCAACATAAATTCGTTTATTATGAAAAATCAATCCCATAGTTATATTATCAATGTTGTTAAAAAGTAATTTATTAAGATTTAAATATATTATCTAGTTTGAGAATTAAACAAGATATTAAATAAAAATAGAAAAAATACCAGTAATAAATAAAAATCAATTTTTATCATTAAAATAATTACTTAATTGTCTATTGACCATAACAAAAGTTGTTCTTTTCGATGCTTCTTTGAGTTTATTTGCACCAATATATGTTAAAGTAGAACGTAAACCACCCAATATTTCAGAGATTGTATTTTCTACAGAACCTTTATATACTGCTTTTACTTCTCTACCTTCACTGGCTCTATAATTTTTTATATTAAAATGTTTTTCTTGAGCCATTTTACTTGCCATACCATAAGCAATCATATATTTTTTATTATTTTCTTCAATTATTTCACATTCACATTCATCATGACCTGCAAATATACTGCCAGCCATGACAAAATCAGCGCCAGCACAAAATGCTTTAGCTATGTCACCCGTGCATGTAATTCCACCATCAGAACATACTAAACCTTTTAATCCATGTGCTGCATCTGCGCATTCAATTACTGCAGAAAGTTGAGGATAACCTACACCTGTTACTTTTCTTGTTGTGCAAAGATTACCATTTCCTATTCCGATTTTTACTACATCAGCACCAGCAAGTAACAATGCTTCTGTCATATCTCCTGTTACTACATTTCCTGCCATAATATTTAAATTTTTGTATTTGTCTCTTAAATATTTGATTTTTTCAACAAATATTTCTTGATAACCATTTGCTATATCAACACATAAATTTGGAACTGCAAACTTTTTATATAAATCATCAAACTTGGCTAAATCATTATCATTAATACCAATACTTACCCAATGATTTAATCTTGCAGAATTATTTTTTGATTCATAGAAAAAATCAAATAAAATATCATTATTATAAAATTTATGAAGTACTACTGCACAATTATGCTTTTCCATAGCTTTAGCCATGCTAATTGTGCCAGTTACAAAAAGATTACTTACAAGCAAAGGAATAGTATATACTTTATTTTTTGTATGAGGAAAAACCAATTCGCGGAACAAACTTACATCATTTCGTGAAGATAATGTTGATCTTTTGGGCCTAATTAAAACATCGCAAAAATCCAATTTTACTTCAGTTTCAATGCGCATGTTATACCTCTTTTTGATTAATTATTTCGCATAAATTGATACCAAAAATTCATGTAATCGCTGGCTTTTTCTCGAAAAATCAAAGGAAAACCATCATCAACCATCATAATGATTACTATATATGGAAACTGTAATCCTGTCAACTCATTTGCCATGTAGCTATATGCTGCGGCTTGTAGAAAATAGTTTATTATTTCTTCTTTTGTCTTTTTTCTTTTTGAAGTCTTAAAATCCACCACACTATTATAACCGTCAAAACCACAAAGTAAATCACAAGTTCCAGCAATACATAACTTATCAGAATAAAGAGTAGACTCGATTCCATATACTGATCCTATATTTTTATCTAAAATAGGTTTTATTTGTAAAAACAATTCCAAATAAATAGGTAATGCTTTTTTCCATTCATCATCATTATTCAGATATTGTTCTGCTATCTTATGAACAGCAGAACCTCTTGTCAATGCTTGTCTTGATACTTTTTGAAAGTGTTCTTCACCTACTCTTTTTTTCCATTCAATTAAATTTATATTATTGTAATATTCATTTAAAACACTTGTAACTGATTTATATTTATTTCCTTGTGGTGTAATATAATATCTACAACCATTTTCTTCAATTTTTGATAATGTAGGCAATTCCAGCCAATTGTGTAAAAATATTGTCATTTATTTAATCCATTCTCATGTTATTAACTTTAAATAATTTTATGTGGCATATTGTTTAATAATTATTAATTTTGCCTGTTCTATAGTTCGAACCACATTATTAGAAAAACTTATTTCAACATCATAATAATATGTATTGGGTGTTAAGTTCATTGTAGAACTGTTACATACCATTCTTATTCTCGCTGTATTGGCATTTATTGTAAAACCATTATTTGTATTATTTGCTTCAAAAACAAGTGTATCATTTTTATCACGTAATACTAATTTAACACTTGAATTTGTCAAATTTGCTTTTGCACCATCTTCATTAAAAATATACCATTCCTTAATCCAAGTATCACCACGAATTCTGGTAATAATATTGATTGTTTGATTCATTTTATTTCATAAGTAAATTGATTACCCAAAATTTCCATTAATCTTTCTGAGTAACCATTATTTATTAACCAAGTTTTTACATCGGTTGTATTTTTAGGCATGGGTTTAGGAAAACCATAACTTTCACCACCAATTGGCATAATCATGACAAATGGCTCTGTTGTATTTGCTTCTTCTTCTGTTTTATTTACTGATAAAGTAAAAGTATTTTCAATGTTTTCATTTATTTCATTTACCATTTGTTGTATGTTATTTTCATTTATTCTTTTTCTTGATCTTTTAGTATTTGTATTCTCTGACATTTTTAATCTCCCTTTTGAATATTTATTATTCGCGGTTTGATATAGCAAGTTCTATGATTAGTTAGTAAACAATTAATTAATGAACTAATGCATGTTAGTTCATATCATTGAAATAATTGCTTAATTACCTGTTACATTTGTAACAAAAATGTTATTTCAAAATCTTTATATTTTTGCGTGCAAAAGTATAAATAACATTATAATAATACTATATAAAAATAAAGATACTTAAAAAATGTTAGTACAAAAAGCAGTCAAAGTTCAAATTTATCCAAAAGAATCTGACAAAGAACTTTTGGCTAAGCACTTTGGCGCACGTAGATTTATTTATAACAAATTTCTAGAAATTAGACAAAAAGAATACTTAGAAAATGCTAAATCGCTTAATTACTATCAATGTTGTGCTCTTGTTACAAAAATGAAAAAGAACCCAGAATTTAAATGGTTAAACGAAGTCAATGCTCAAACAATTCAAGCTGCATTAAAAGACCTTGATGGCGCGTTTGATCGTTTTTTTCGCAAAATAGCAAAGTTTCCCAAATTTAAATCTAAACATGATATAGTACAATCTTTTAAAGTTCCACAACATTTTGCTATAGATTGGGAAAATAAGACGTTAAAAATTCCAAAATTTAAAACACCTTTTAAATTTAAAGGGTCATATTCTGGTAAATTAGTTAAAGCCAATTCAATTACTATTTCTAAAAATGCTTCCGGAAAATATTTTGCTTCCATACAAGGAGATTTTGAAATTGAACAAAAACCTTCTACAGGTGAAATTATTGGCATTGATTTAGGTATTAACTCCTTAATAGTTGATTCAAATGGAAACAAAATTAAGAATGAAAAATTCCTCAAAAAGAGACTTAAAAAGTTAAAGTATCTTCAAAAAAAACTTTCCAGGAAAAAGAAAGGATCAAAAACACGCAATAAAGCAAGAATTAAATTAGCAATTCAACATCAAAAAGTAGTCAATCAAAGAAACAACTACCTTCATCAGGTATCTTCTCAACTGATAAACGATAGCCAAGTTATCGTGTTGGAAGGGCTTGAAGTTAAAAATATGGTAAAAAATCGTAAATTGGCTCAAGCAATATCTGATGTATCATGGGGTAGTTTAGTTTCAATGTTGAAGTATAAAGCAGCATGGCATAATAGACAAATTATACAAATTGATAGATGGTATCCATCAAGCAAGACTTGTAGTTCTTGTTTTCATCTAATGAGTTCTTTGGACATGTCCATTAGAGAATGGACTTGCCCAGCTTGTGGTACTCATCATGATCGAGACGTTAATGCTGCTAAAAATATACTTCGACAAGGTTTAAACATATTGTCTGGTTTGGGAGCCAAGTCGGACGTTAAACAAAAACCGAGGAAGGCGCCAGCAATAGCTGGGTCGATGAACTCGGAAGATACACGACTAGTCGTGTGTTAGCTCATAGGTATCAAATTCTTTAATTTAAAATTTATTCTATTAGCAAAGGAATGATCATTATACTGTTGATTCTTTTTATTTTTTTTATTGTTTATTTTTTTGGTCATTCCTGCTTTTTTTCTATTTTGTGGTGTGATAGTAAAGTATAAAAGCTTTAAAAATACTTTTGATTAACTTACATCTATTGTGCTTCCTCTATGCTTTGTTTTTATTCTTCTAAGTAAATCTCTAAATCCTTGATCTGGTTTAGTTATACCAGCTCTTATAGGATCAATAAAACCATTTGGTTTAAACACTCTAACTAAATTAGGATGTTCTTTTACAAAATTATCATATTCATCCATTTTTAAAAAAATGGTAACATGTTCATTTGTTTCTGTATTTAAAAATGTATAATTAGGCATTAGTATTCATCATCTTCATAAAGTTGTGAAATACCTGAAATATTCTTCGAACGAAGCATGTTCTTTATTTGTTTTTCTTTGTTACGATCATGCCAACAAGTTTTTTTGCTATAACGATTGTCATCATCTTCGTCATAATAATTATCATAGAAATTATAGTTTTTGTTATTACGAAATTTTTTATGCATAATGATTTAATATACCTCCTTTTCTCGTTAAGGATATTATGCCATATCATAAGTATAGGTTTCAGTCAACTGTCTTTTGTTAAAACACCTCTTAAATTTGGAAAGTATTTTCTCAAAAAATAAACATTAATGTTTTCATATGGATTAATTTTATCTTTCATACAAAGCAATAATTTTGCATCATTTGGGTGTAACATTTCTAATAATTCAATAAATAATGTTTCTTTTCTTAGACGTGAAACATTATCAGCACCTCCTTTTACAAAAATATACAATCTTCTGCATTCAGTATAAAAAACACTTTCTGAATCTGGTAAATTATTTTCTTTATATGGCGGAGCACCTAATGGTAAATCCCAAACTATACTTTCATCAAAAATACCACGAAAAACTGTTTCCATAGCTAAAGAATAATTATTTCTGATAAATTCTGCTCTTTGCTCTTCATTTTCTATTTTATTTGCATCATTTAATATATCAGCTATACATTTTTTCATTAAACAAATTCTCCTATATCTTGCATTAGATTTTTTAATTTTTTTTCAATGAAATAATTCATAAGATTATTATTTGTAATATTATAATTTTCATACTCCGAAAGAATTGAATTTTTAATTTCTTGTGGTACCTCTGTTAAGTCAATCAATTTTTTATTACGATTAAAATTTCTTTTTATAGATTCTTTTATATCATTAAATAGTACATTTTCAAACAAAATGCATTTTAACTCATTTAGTCTTTTTTGAGTTACAGGCGTTTGTCTTTTTTTCATTATAAAACTATCATCATCAGAAAGTATATTTGGTATACCATCACCAATATCACCTTTGATTATATGTTCCTTTAAAAAATCATCAGCATTTGAACACTTAACAAATGCTTTTTTTATTAAATCATATTGTTTAATATTTGAATGTTTTTGTAATTGCATAAAATCCTTATCACCAGATATAATTATTGTTTCACCATTATTATGTAACGCCAGTGTTGCAATAATATCATCTGCTTCTGTTCTTTGAACTTTGATTATTTTATAAGGAAAATTATTTTTTAGTTCATCAACCATCTTTTCAAGTATATCAAACAATATTGAAAAAAGTTGTTTTGTTTCAGCATCTTTATCACGCGCTAATCTTCTATTCATTTTGTAATAAGGAAAAATATCATAGCGCCATGAATTTTTACTATCACAAGCTATTATAGTTTCCTTATATTGGTTTTTAAATTTTTTGCGCACAGTAAGTAGTATGTTCAAGATTATATGGCGCAAAAGATTTTCATCTAAATTTTGCTTTGCGCCATGCATACTTAAAACAGTAGAAAATACTACTTGTGAAAAGTCAATGACCATTATGTCATTTTTTATAGTCTTATTCAAAACATTATCTCCATCGTCATAGTTTAATATCATTTTTGTTACTATACAAAGAACGAATGTTTTGCGATATACTATGCAACACCATCATATGTATATCTTCTACCACACCATAATTATTGCATGGAACATGAATTGATAAATCTACTAAATCTTTTACTTTTCCACCCGTAAAACCTGTCAAACCTATAGTAAAAAGACCAAGCTCTTTTGCTTTTTCTACACCTTTGACAATATTTTCTGAATTTCCACTTGAAGATATAGCAATAACAACGCCTTCATTACACTGAAGATATTCAAGTTGTCTTTCATAAACATATTCATATCCTATATCATTTGCAATTGCTGTTATAAGAGAATAATTACTACTAAGACTATAAGCTTTACACTTAAAATTGGTGTCTTCTGAAATTCCTTTTGATAAATCAGTTACCCAATGGTTTGCTATACTTGCACTACCACCATTTCCAAAAAGAATTATTGGATTTTGTTGTACTATATTTTTATAAATGTTTAAATTTGCAACATTTATGTTATCAATATTTAATTTTTGTAAAGTATTGACTAATAAAGTACTATATTCAGAAAAATTCATCATATTTCTATTTCTCTTACACCTCTTTTTTCAAACTTTACTTTTTCTACTTTTTCTTCTTGCATCTTTTCCATAAATGAAGTTTTATTTTTTTCTGGTACATAGAATAAAAGATAACCACCTGCACCTGCACCTAATAATTTACCACCTAATGCCCCACTTGTCAATCCTTTTTCATATAGATTATCAATTTTTTCATTGCTTATGTTTTTTGATAATGATTTTTTAGCTAACCAACCTTCATGTAATAAAGCACCAAAATCATCAATTTTTTTATTTTTTAAATATTTTATACTTATATTGGCTAAATCCACCAATCTTTTTGTATTTTCAAAAACTACTATATCATCTTTTTTCAAATTATCATATTGTTCTATTAATACATCTTTAGTATATCTATTCAAATTAGTATTTACCAAATATAAATTTTGTTCTAGATTATATAAATCATAGTATGATACAGGCATTGGTGTAATTTCCACAGTATTATCAGAATTGAAATATATTATATTAAACCCACCAAAAGAACATGCATATTGATCTTGTTTGCCACATTTTTCATTACAAAGTTTTGATTCGATATAATATGCTTTTTCTGCTAAATCATATCTATTTACTTCTATACCATATATTTTACAGATACTTGCTAATAATCCAACTGTAAATGCTGAAGAACTAGCTAATCCAGTTCCTTTTGTTGAAACTTCTGAAAAACTAGCTATTTCTATATTTGAAAAAATTCCAAAATATTTTAGTGTTTCACGAATTCTATCATGATGTATTTTTTCAACAGTATCATGTTCTTCAAGCTGTGAATATATTGCTCTACAAATATTTCTTTCTGTTTTATTTACAGCAACATGTATATATTTTTTTATTGTAGTACTTACTACAATACCTCTATACTTCAAATAGAATTCTGGTAAATCAGAACCACCACCAAAAAAACTTATACGAAGAGGTACTTTTGAAATAATCATTTTTGATACTTTTTTATGTATTTATTTTTGACAAAATTTTATTATATTTACTTTTATTTTTTACTACTGTTATAGTAAAATACTCTGTTTGTTTCTATTTTTCGACTTTCAATGCTTGAA